TATAGATGAGCCAAGTGGCGACCAAATAAGATTAGTAGCAGGTGGCACAGAAGTATTAAAAGGATATTCAGGTGGTGCTATTGATATGTATGGTGGTAGCATTGACAGGGGTATAAATATTGGTGCTAATAGAACAGGAAATGCTTCTTCTTTTATTGATTTGGTTGGAGATACAACATATACAGATTATGGTGCAAGACTTGTTAGAAATAGTGGTGCAAATGCTATTACTGATTTAGCACATAGAGGAACTGGTGCATTAAGATTAAGATGTCAAGATGCAGGTGCAGTTTTATTTATGATTTCAGATTCAGAAAAAATGAGATTAGCATCTAATGGTAATTTAATTGTAGGTAGTGATTATACTACTAACGCATCTACTAAATTAGTGGTAAGTCATAGTGGTGCTAATGGTATATTGTTAAATCAAGATTCAAGTAATACTCAAAATTCAGGTAGATTATTTTTTGAAGGAAATACAACTGGTGCAATATTTCAAGAGGGCAATGATTTAAGTTTTAGAGTCAATGCTACTACTGGAAGTTCAAGTGGAACTGAAAGAGTGGTAATCAATGAAGCAGGTATGCAAATAACTAATGGCTCATTAGGAGTAAATACTGCACCATTTTCGCAGAATGGGTATTTGACTGTTGCGTCGCAATGTAGAGTAGGAATTAATACAGGTGGTGTTGCTATCACTGTTAATGATGGTGGTGGTAATGCTAATATTTGTTTTAATCACGCTTCACAAATTCCTGACCAAAATGGTAACTCAGGAAGAATACACGTTAATACTGATGCTTCTTCTGATGCTCATATAGAGTTTGAAGTAGCAAGTGGTGTTACTGGTGGAAGTTCTGTAACAACATCAGATGTATGTCATATGAGAGCATCATCATTAGATATTCCACAATATTTAAGACATTTAGGTGATACTGATACAAGAATGGAATTTGAAACCGACCAAATTAGTTTTGACACTGGTGGTACACAAGCATTAAGAATAACAAGTTCACGATACGTTTCTATAGGAAATACTGTACCCTACGAAAGATTATACGTTCAATGCGAAGATGCAACAAGTCCAGGTATTGTATCAAATCCATCTCAAACTAATGGAGCAATAGCTTATGCTATTGGTTATGGAGATGCTAATAAAGATTATTTGAATACTTGGGGTATGGCATATTCATCAGCAGCCAATGTATTTGGATATGGAGTAAAACCAAGTACATCGTCAGATGAAGCATTTATTAATAGTGCAGATAATTCAAACTTCACAAGAGGGGCATTATACTTTGACAATGAATTAAAGTTCTTTAATTCTGGAGCAGTAACTGGTACTATTGATACAGCTATCACAATGACTGAAAGATTTAGAGTAGATGCTGACGGAGACGGCTTTTTTGACAGAGATGTTGTTGCTTTTTCAACTACAGTATCAGACAAAAGATTAAAAGACAATGTTAAAACCATAGATAATGCTTTAGATAAAGTAATGAGATTAAGAGGTGTAGAGTTTGATTGGAATGCTACCTCAAGAAAAGGACAGCACGATATAGGTTTAATAGCACAAGAAGTAGAAGAGGTTTTACCTGAAGTTGTTATTGATAAAAAACTTTGTATGGGTGATATGAAGAATAATAAAAAAGATTACAAAACAGTAGACTATGAAAAAATAGTTGGTGTTTTAGTAGAAGCAGTAAAAGAACAACAAAAACAAATTAACAAATTAGAGGAGAAGTTAAATGGCTAAAAAAATAGCAGAAGCACAAGCTTTAGATGTACCAGCAGCAGTTAAACAAGTTGAAATCAAACATCTTCGTTCAATGAAAGATGAAGAAGGTAAAGATGTTTCAGTAGTAGATTTTACTGAAGTAAAAGATGTTGATGATGCTATATCAGAAGCAGAAGCAAGAAAAGCAAGACTTGAAGCACAAGTAGTTGAAGTAGATGCTGAATTAGCAGACTATATAGCAATAAGAGATGCTGAATAATGGGTGTAACGGTAGGAAGCTCTCAAGTAGGATTGTTTTCCACTGGTTCAGCAGTAGGTGAAGCTACTGTTGTTCAAGAAACAGCAGATATTAGTTTAAAAGGTCTGTCTACTGGTGGAGAAGGTATGACTTTTGCAGCAGATGGTGGACCTGCAGATACATTTGAAAAGATTGGTGGTACTAATAGTGCATTTCAATCTACTCAGCAAGATATAACAGCATCTCAAGTAGCTAGTATAGAACAAGCACCATTTAAAATGTCTGAGCTTATAGGTGGAGAACACGTTGCTGGTGGAGGTCCTGGTCGATGAAGGGGTACGCAGCAACAGCAAACTATACAGTTAAAGAAGATTGTATTATAGATGAAGCTACTGGTTGGGATGTAATGTCTGACTGGGAAACTCCTATAATGCAATTACACGCAGATATTGTATGTGCTAATGGTGGACATATATTAGAATTTGGTTTTGGTATGGGTATTAGTGCTGACTTAATACAAGCACACGATATAGAATCACATACTATTATTGAAATCAATGACAATATATACGATGCATTGGTAGAGTGGGCAAAAGATAAACCTAATGTAATACCAGTCAAAGGCGATTGGTATGATGATATACCTACTGATAGAAAGTATGATGGTGTATTTTATGATGGGTTTGGTGATATGTTAAATAAAAGATTTTTTCCTACTAGAATAATGCAACATTGTAAAGAAGGTACAATACTTACGTGGTATAATAACTTTTTGCAAGAACAAAGTCAATATGACGGAGATATAAAAGCTATTAAGAAAGTACATCATATACAGCAGTTTGAAAGACAAGAAAGAATTGAGTATAGTTCAGTTACTTTAGATATACCAGAAAAAGCTAGAATAGATTGGTATTTAAAAGGTGATGGTAATATCTACTATGCACCTAAATTAGTGGTAGATAATAATGATTTATAGTAGAAATGAGCAGATATTTATCAATAAATTAAAAAGGATAAAATTATGAGATTCTCTAGAGCACAACAGGGTAAATTAGACTTAGGTACAGCAAGAGCAGAAGATAAAGCTGCTACTAGTACAGCTTTGTACAACATTGGCATACAAGATGCTGCTGATAAAGCTATATATAAAATATTTGGAGAAGAGTTAAAAAGAGAAACTGAGAGAGTACAAAGAGAGTTTAAAAAACGAACAAGCTTAGCAGACACTTTATCTAAAGC